GACGGTGCGATCGAACCTTGTGCCGGCATGTGCTGGCTGCAACGTCAGCAAAAACCACTGTGATGTGTGGGCCTGGTATCACGCGCAGCCGTTCCACACTGCCGCGAGGGAGGAAAGGATCAGGAGCTGGCTGGCCCCTGATTGATCACTTCGCCTTCATGCCCCCGCCTTTGGACGGCTTCGGCTTCTTCGGCATGGCCTGCTTCTTGCCCTTGCCAGCCTTGCCCATTGCCATGCCCTTGCCTGCTTTGTCGTTGTACACGGGGTCACCGCTGACTGCCTGAGGTTTCCTGGAAACCTGGGCTAGATCGTCCGTTGCCATGACCATCCCCGTCCTGAACAGCCTGTGGCGGATCACCCCAAGGGATGACCGTGAGTTAATCAGGAGCTACGCGGGCTGGCCCTTGTCGGTGACCAACCTCACCGAGCTAACGGCGATCCTCAACCGGGTGGCAATCACCTCCACTGCTGCCGTTACCCAGGTGCAACGATGGATCGACGAGATCGAGAACCTGGAAGCGGACTACGCGGAGAAGGTGGAGATCGGGACGGCACACCTCGGCAATGCAGCGAGCTACGAAGGCCCAACCCCTGGAGAGACCCTGAGCCGCGACGACCTGAAGAAGAAGGCCGACGTATTGGAATGGGATACCAGCCTGTTGCGGGTGAATTACGAATCGGGCGGCGCTGGTGGGACGGCCGGCGCCGTGCTCGGCGGACGTATGGCCGACTTAAAAGGCCGGATCTTCCAGACGCTGGGAATCCAACCGGTCAGCGGCAGCGGCAGCGGAATGGCAATGCTGGTTCGTAGCTGATGGCCACCGACTTCGCCGAATACGCGAACCTGCGGATGGTGTGGGCACCGCCGGGGACGATCACGAACTTCCGTGCGGGGGTGCCTGCTGCTGGCCCTGCGGTGGTGGTCGAGGCGTTCGCCAAGCCCCAGGGCCGCAGCGAGCAGGATCTACCGGGGGTGAAGGCGGGCTCGCTGATGCTCGAAGGGTTTATCACCCGCTGGGCGCTGCTGGGCTCCGCAAGCTGGCTGGCGGCCGGTAGTTCCCTCACGTGGGATGAGACCGGTTACAGACCCCCTGGGATGCTGCCAGGGGCCACCGGGCAGGCGGTGCTTACTGATCTCACCGTGCTGCCCACGCTGGCCGATGGTGCCGAACAGGGGCAGCTGCGCATCCTGGAGTTCCCGTTCGGAGTCGGCGGGATCGGCAGCGAGCTACGCGAGGCACTGGGGGACAAGTTCAAGGCGGCCCTGTTCACTGCGATCTGAACCATGAGCATCCGGGTAGAAACCACGGTGACCGGCCCCGGCCCTGGGGAGCTGAACCAGATGCTGCAGGAGATCAGCCGCAGCACGCTGGTTGAGTTGTTCGGTCGTTATCAGGCATCGTTCAACCCCTCGGCGTGGAACTGGCCACGAGAGACGAAGCGCCGCGTGGGCACGGTCGGGAGCCCGCGCAACATCGTAGACATCGGCACCCTGCGGCAAAGCGGCACCTACAGCTTTACCGACCCCTACACGATGGAGGCTCGCTGGAGCGTTGATTACGCCACCGCCGTGCATGAGGGCGCCCGCCTCCGCAATGGCACCATCCTCCCGGCTAGGCCCTGGACTGATGCGGTCAGGGGCACTGTGCAGGTATCGGGGATCCCGGTGTTCCCGCTTGGCCGGAAGCTGCAGCAACGCATCCAGAGGGCGGTGGCTAGGCCTTAGGTCACCTGAGCAGGATCTACCGTCGTTGGCAGGAACCGAGTTGACGCCGGCCGCCAGTACATGAAAGGCAAGTCCAGCTTCAAGGCCGATGTCGGCTTGAGTTCCCAGATCAATAGCACCTGGCCGCAGTGCTTGAACTCCTTAGCCAGGTAGCAATAGTGTTCATCATAGCTGCTAGCCCCATCGTATGCCGTGATAACCAGGCAATCGGCATCCTCCGGCAGCCGCTCACTCAACGGAATGGGCTTTACGGCTGACGCTGCAAGGCGGCCCCAGCGGGCATAGATGATCTCAGCCGTGTTCAGCGCGTGCGTGCGTGCGTCTGAATTGGGCAAATCAGCCCAGCTTGGCCAATGCGGCTTGGCGTGATCGGGTGCAGTTGCAAGCATTGCATTTTCGTAGACGATCTGAGCTACTTGCTCAACGCTTTCCCCCGTCCCTCTTGTCTCGTCCAGTTCTGCGCAGGCTCGACTTACAAGGGATCTGTCGTGCATGGGGTTCGCTACTTTGTAGCCAAACAGTTCGCTGACAAGCTCAGCACACAAGGCGCGGAAGTCGGTCATGGTCGGTTGGTGGTCGGTGGTGGTCGGTGGTGGTGAATGGGTGCCGGGGGGAAGGGTAGCGGTCGTAGCGTCAGACGCTCGCCCACGCCAGCGCAAAGCCCCGGCCCCCACATCATAAGCCATTGCGGTTCCCTAAGCCACAACGGCAAGCTGAGAAAACACAACAGCACCGTGCCGCTTCCCTTTGTCACCGCCCCGGAAGTCAAGGTCGAGCAGGTGGGGGACGAGACCACCGGCATCCTGGAGTTCCCCGTGTTCAATAGCCTGCTGGCTGGTGAACGGATGATGCTCGACGAGATCGACTACCAGAGCACGGTGAACGAGCAGACCCACCGGCTGGCCCGCATCATCCAAGAGATGGACGAGCTACCAGAGGAAGACGCCAAGTTGGTGGCCTCTCGCCTGATGGCCAAGCACATCGGCATCCCCGTGGTGCTGGAGCCAAAGGAAGACGCGATCCGCCAGCGGGAGCACCGGCTGATCCGCGAGATTGACAACCACCTCTCCGCCAAGAACGAGGCCCAGGTCACCCGGTTGGTCACCGCCGCGATCGTCTACCGGCTGGGCAAGGTGGATCCCGACTGCGCCAAATGGACCGACGACGACACCGGCAACCTCACCGAGGGGCTCCGCAGTGCCATCTACGCCTTCATGCTGCGGGAGCAACGCGGCGGCGCTGCACCGGCTGATCCTGCGGCCACACTGCAGCTGATGGCCGACAGCCTGGGAAAGCCCAATCTCCCACCGACTGGGGAGCCATCTTCTGGCAGCTCAACGACCTCTGGCCTCGTCATCACGCTTTTACGAGTGATTTGTTTGCTTGGTGCCCGGAAGCCACCATCTGGGAGGCGCTCGACCAAGGCACTCGCCTCCTGAGGGAGCGGCTGCACGCGGCAGAGCGGCCGATCGCCAACTTCCACGCCTGGTATGCCAGCGCTCACCGGGACACCGAGAAGCGCCGCGAGCCGTTCACCATGGAGGAGTTCTGCTGGTTCCTGCCGCCCAAGGATAAGGACGCTGCCGAGGGGCCCCCTGCTGCAGCCGGTGCGGCGATGCTGGCCCTCTGCGAAGCGGTGCAGGTGCCAGGGTTCGCCATGGCCTTCTACGACGCCTTGGCCACCGCCGGGGAGGGGACACCACCGCCAACGCTGCTGGCCCTGCTGGCAGACGATGCGCTACTGCTCGCCCCGGTGGAACATCAGGACGGCTGGCGGGGGCTGCTGCTGGCGGAAGACACCGCAGCGGGACAGGAGCGCACCTTCAGGCTGGCGGATGATCCGCAGCGGGCGGTGACCCTGCAGGTGCCACCCGCTCCCGATGCTGCAGCGCCAGCATGGGCGGCGGCAGATTCATGGTTGCCCATCGTTCGATCTGGCGATAGCAATCCTCCACCGCCTGCGCTGCTGCCTGAATCGACGTGAAGTAGCCCAGCGACCACCGCCTTCCAGCCCACCACACGCGAGCCTGATATGGGCGCCGTGCGTTATGGGGACAGTGGGAAACGCCGCGAGGGTAGGAAGCCATGCCTCAGCTTTCCCACCTAAGCCGCTGAGAAGGCTTAAGCCATGGCGGGAACCTGCGAGGTAACGCACCGGCAGCGCCGGCAGGATCATGACTCAGGCATGGGAACAGGCCTACGGCTTTAGGTTCTTCTTCACCCCCCTCAAGTCTTCGGCGGTTGACCTTAACCGCATCAATCTCGGCGGGCTTGGCACCGGCAGGTTCATCGACAACACCACCTTGCAAAGCTCCACCGCCAAGGTGATCACGGCTGGAACCGGCGATAACTTTGCATTCGGTGTCGGCACCAAGGCGGTTACCAATGCCGTGACCACCAGCACCACCGCAACCCTGACCTTTGCTGATGCCCATGGCATCACGGCGGGCAAGCGGGTCGCGGTGAAGGACCTGCCTGCCCCCTTCACCACCCTGAACGGTTCGTTCGTGGTGACGGCTGTGACCACCACCTCGCCGCACACCCTGACCT